TAACGGCCCATTGGATATGGCTCGACGAGGGCGGAATGACATCGGTTCTGACATGGACGGTGTGTCGCTCAAGAGTATCAATGACCGGCGGACAGATTCTAATTACGACAACGCCATATAACATGGGTTGGCTCTATAAAGATTTTTATATCCCATGGAAAGCCGGTAATGACAAATCTTTATCATTTTTTACATGGCGATCAATAGATAATCCATATTTTTCTTCGGATTTTTATGAAGCGGAAAAAAGAAGATTGAGGCCGGAAGAATTTGCGCGAAGATATATGGGCGAATTCAAAAAGATGACGGGATTGGTGTATGATATACCCGACGAATTGATAATCGCGCCGATTGACATCCACATCAAAACAGAAGCGAGAATTATGGGAGTTGATTGGGGATTCAGAAACCCGGCGGCGATAGGAATTTGCTATTTTAGAGACAATGTCTGGCAAATTGCGGACGAATGGAAGCAGGCCGAACGGACAACGGCGGAAATAATACAAGTTATTAAAAATAAAGTATCGGAGCATAAGGTAACGGCAATATATCCCGACCCCGCCGAACCCGACAGAATTGAGGAATGTCGCAGAGCAGGACTTCCGATTATGGCAACGAATAAAGACATAAAAGGTGGAGTTAGTTTTATTCAGCAACTCATCCGAGAAAAAAGATTTTTAATAGCCAATAATTGTAAGGAGACGATTGATGAGGCTTCTATGTATCATTATCCGGAATTTCAGGAAGAAAAAGCCGAAAAGGATGAACCTGTAAAATTTAACGATCATCTTATGGACGCACTAAGATACGCGATTTATTCCTTTAGCCCGCCGATGCCAAAGATTAGATACGAACAATCACAACCAAGTAAACCATATTATGCGGATAGAGATATTGTGTTTTAATGAAAATTACTTTAGACATTAAAAATTTGGAAAATTCTAATTTTACTCCCGAAAGATTAAAAATATACGAAGAAATAATAACGGCATTAGTGTCTTCGGGGGGATTTGATGGAGTAAAGGGAGGACAAACGATAATTCATTTTGACGCGATAGGACAATTTGTCGGTGTTCAGTTAAGTTATTGGCCGTGGCGGCGAAAGAGAGTTGACAAATGAAATTTAAAAGAGTATAATTAAATAAAATCCTAACCACACATAACGGCGGAATTCAACATAACGAATTCCGCTTTTATTTATGCCAGAAACACAAATACAAATTAACGAATCCCTGATGGATAAGCTCGTGGCTGAAAAAACGGCCGCGAATGAATTGCAAAAACGCAAACATGAAGATTGGAACGATAACTATGAGCTTTACCGCAATAAAGTTAAAACGAATCGTTTGACCCAACGACAAGCCGTCAATATTCCTTTGATGAAAGAAACAATTAAAACGATTCTTTCAAAAATTGACGACGCGCCAAACGCCGAATGGAAAGAGATGGGCGGGAACGAAGACAAAGAACTTATTTATCAAGAAATTTGGGATGCGGCATTAAGAGAAAATAAACTGGAACTGATTGACATTTTGGACAAAAAAAATGTTCTTTTATATGGATTAAGCGCGAAAAAATTGAACATCGGAGATACTGGGGTATCCATCAACGTCCTTGATGTTTATGACATTGTTTATGATCCTCTTATGTCCGCCTCCGATAGTGAGACGGCAAAATTTATAATTCATCAGAATATATTTCGCTCCATAAGAGAAATCCTCGCCGATGACAGATATGCCAAAAACGGCAAAGATGAATTAATGAGTTGGGTCAATTCGGAACCGGGACTGACGCAATCGGAAGAAAATAAAAAGAATTGGGAATTAAAAATGGAACGGTTAAAAGATATGGGCGTTGATCATCAGGATTTTTCTCTTTTTGTTGGCGGCGACAGATTGGTGAATCTAACCGAACATTACACCAACATTTGGAACATAAAAAAGAAAGAATGGGAACGAAAAGTGGTGGTATACGCCGATGATCATGTTGAACTTTTAAATGAAACCTTGATGGATTTAACCGGAGTTGACTTTTGGCCGTTCATTGTTTGGTCGGAAGACCCGGAAATAAATGATATTTATCCCGATTCCGTTGCTGATTTGGTGAGAACGCCGAATAAAGTATTAAATGTCTGGTTCAGTCAAATGATTGAGAATCGCACTTTGAAGAATTTTCAGATGCACTGGTTTTTGCCGGGTCAGAATTATACGCCCCAAACTTATACTCCCGGCCCCGGCGTTATGCTTCCCGCGCCTCCGGGAGATGACATTAATAAAGTTATTAAGCCGGTTGAAATTTCGGGCCTTGACGATACACTCACGGCCATCTCCGCCTTAACCCAGATCGTTGAACGAGGAACAGGAGCCACGGCGATTGAAAAAGGACAACCGGAAAAAGGCGTACAAACTCTTGGAGAAGTGCAAATCCTTGTAGGTAAAGCAATGGAGCGTTCAATTGGAATAGCGAAATTTTATAAAATGGCATGGCATGAGACCTGCTGGAAATGGGACAAGTTAATGCACGCCAATGCTCCGAAAATTCTAAAATTATACAAAACTTCAAGAACCGGTAAAATTTATTCCAAAAAGATATATGCTTCGGATTGGAAATCAACGGCGGGATACGAGCCGATGATTCGCTCTTCTTCGGAACAAGAGCAGGAATCATTAAAAACTATACAAAAGTTTATGTTTCTTCTTGCTCAATTTCCCAATAACGAAGCATTAAGAAAAATAGCGCAAAAGAGAATGTTGGAATCCGTTGACTTATCTTCTGAAGAGTTAAAACAAGTTGAATCTTCGGAAGAAAAACAGCAACAGCAACCGCAACAGCAAGAACAAGAACAATCGCCGCAGGGTTTTGCCGAAATTCAAAACAAAATGGGCGAACTCGCAGCTTTATCAAGATAATAAAATAAAAATATGCAACACGATGATATTGTAGATAAATTTAAAGGAATGCTGGAAAGTCAAATTCATATCGCCAAACAAGCGAGAATGGAAGATGACCGACGGCGTTTAATGTCCACGATAGGACAAGATTTGGCGCAAATGCTCGCGCCGTTTCTTGCCGAGGTAGCTTCATCGTCAAAATTAAACAAAGAAACCTTGGCGGAATTAATGTATCAACTGCGTGGAGAAGTGGCAAACAAGGAAATGGCGGGAATAGACACAACCCCGATTATTAACGCTATTGAATTAACACTCGGGAATTTTAAAGTTCCCGAGCCGAAAGTTACCGTTACAATACCTCCCATCAAAATTCCCGACATTAAAATGCCCGAAGAAATGAACATTAAGGGTTGGGTATCTTTGATGGGCGTTGATTTGAATAATCCCCTGCCGGTTCAATTAAGAGACGCGAAAGGCAATCCAATACATCTTTTTGAAAACTTAACGCAAATTTTAAACGGTGGGGGCGGAGGAAAACACGATTTCTTTACCATAAAAGGATTTAGCCAATCGGCTTTCGCGGAAGTTATAAATCCCGACGGAAGAATAAAAGTAGAAATCGCAACAGGAGGTTCGGGACTTACCGACGCCGAATTAAGAGCCGCGCATTTAGATGTTCAGCAAGTCAGCGGGGCAACAGATTCCGTTTATGTTACGGGTATTTTTAATTCTATTTCGGCTGATGTCATTAATCCGGACAATAGAATAAAAGTTGAATTGCCGACGGGAGGAAGTAGTTTAACCGATGCAGAATTGAGAGCCACTCACCTTGATACTCAGCAAGTTTCCGGCGCAATTGATTCTGTTTATGTTACCGGAATATTTAATTCAATAAGCGCCGATGTTATCAATCCGGACAATAGAATAAAAGTTGAATTGCCGACAGGCTCATCGGGATTAACCGACACGGAATTGCGGGCATCACATCTTGATGTTCAACAGGTTAGCGGAGCTATAAGTAGCGTGGAAGTCAAATCAATGCCCGCCGTTATCGTAACAAGCGTAACCAATAGTGTGGCCGCCGCGATAGTGGATTCCAATGGTAATCAATATGGCGG